CAGATAGCAGGTGATTGCGCTTGCTGACGTGAGCGCGACGGCGTCATTGACGCCGTACTGCACTACTACAAGATCTGCGGAGCACTGCGCCATGGCAGCGTAAGTTTTGCCAGCGCTGCGAGCCGTTGAAGACCATGCGGCAGCATATTCGCCCGACACGCCGAAATTGTGGGTCAGCTCACAGTCACCTAGCATTGCCACAGCCCAGGTCGCGCCCCGTGTGTCGCGCAGCGTTGTTGAGCCAGAAACCTTTGGAGTTGTCCCGGATGTAATGTCGCTGCGCGAATCCCCCCAGGTTGCAATTGAGTACGGGACGAAAAGCCCGCTTTGAGCTTGAGCGCTGACCCCACCCAACGCAGCCTGTGCGGCAGCAGTGATCGCCGTTACATCAGTGGTCGATGGCGGATTCCAAGCACCTGACACCAGGGCTTGAGTAGCCAGAGTCTGCTGCGGCGTCAGCACGCCGACAGAGCCAAACCGCCCGCCCGCGCTCGGCTCGGTGACAGTCCAGCCGCCAGCCCCCAGCGTGGCAAGCCCAGGGGAAACGCTGTTCGCGTCGGCCATTTCAGTTCTCCATCAGTGAATCAGGCGGCCTTGACCGAGCGCTGCATCGCAGTCTCGGCAGCCATGGTCTGCATCTGCTGGGCCTGCGCTGCCTGCTGCGCCTGCGCCTGCTGCTGCGCGCGCTGCTCGCGGAACGCGGCCAGCTGGTCCTCGTCGCGGATGACCTTGAGCGGCACGCCCAGTCCCTCGACGATCACGTCGACGGTGGCGTCGAAATCCACCTTGTCGAGCGCGGCGGCCGCGGCGGGCACGGCCTGGCCGAGGTTCGCCAGCGCGGTGAGGTTGCCCGTCATGCGCTCGACGGCGGCCACGTCCTCCTGCTTCTGGGCGCGGGCCAGCGGGTTGTTGTACTTGACCTTGAGGTTCTGACCGCCCAGGGACTCGGGCGCCATGCCGAACACGCCGGCGCGGTACATCAGCCCGAAGCAGCGCTCGACCAGCGGCGCCAGGTACTCGGCCTGCAGCCGGCCATAGATCGGGCCCAGCAGCTGGCGGATCAGGCCCACGCGCACGTGCACCTCGGTCGCGGTCATGGCCGGCCCGTCCTGCGGCTGCAGCTGGTCGGCCATCAGGATCTTGCGGATGGCCGCGTGGTACTGCGCCACGCGCGCGTCGGCCAGCTGCCAGTTGCCGCCCGCGCTGAGCTGCTTCATGGAGTCGACCGAGTTGGCGACGATAACCTTGCGCGGCCCGACCTTGACGGTGCGCGGGTTGAGCACGCCGTCGTCCTCGGCGATCCACATCCCCGCGATGGCCAGCTCGGCGTTCATGCGGTCCATGCGCAGGAACTCGTTGAGCTCGCGGGCGTCGGGCAGCGCGTCGAACATGGGGCCGATCGCGTACACGCTGTCGGGAATCACGGCCCAGCGCGGCACGATCACAGGCATCTCGTGGTAGCCGCTCTCGCGCAGCAGCTGCTTCGAGTCGACCTCGAAATGGCAGGAGGCGATCGGCAGGTTCTTGGCCAGGCGCGCGCCCACGGCGTAGGTGCTGCGCGGGTAGATCGCGTGGCAGATCGTCACCGGCGCGTCGGGGTCGACCTCGGCCTTCTTCGCCGTGTCGGCCGAGACCTTCTCGACGCCGAACTCCTTGACGGCCTGCTCGGCGGTCAGGGTGTACTCGCGGAACACGGTGTCGACCAAGCCGCCGGCCTTGGTGGTCGAGCAGAAGCAGCTGGACAGCGGCCACTGCGTGAAGGTGAAGCCGCCGGCATCGCGGTCCACGTCGATGTAGAGCGCGAACCAGCCGGCGCCCACCAGGTCGAGCGCACACTCGAACGCGGCGGCATCGAAAGTCGAGGCGTGGATCTCCTCGTGGAGTTGCTTTCCCTTTTCGTCGAGCCAGCGACGGCCCTCGCCGTCGGCGCCCGTCACGTCGAGCAGCGCCCAGATCGAGCTCGACGGCGTGGCCCCCGAGACGATCGCCGCGGCCAGCGTGCGGCCGGCATCGGTAGCGGCCGAATGCAGCAGCCGGGACTTGCGGTCGAGCGCCTGCTGAGCGTCGAGCGGCGCGCCACCGTCCAGCCCCGAACCACGGATCGGGAACGAGTGATCGAAGCAGTCGCGCCACACCGACTCGTGCGGCTGGCGCAGCTGCTTCAGGCGCGTGAGGCGCTTGCAGAGGGCGTCGACTTGCGCGGTCATCAGACGGCCATGGCTCGGTCAGGGGTCTTCGGGATACCCACGCGGCCGGTGCTGCGCGAGCTCGCCGAGCCGGCGCCCAGTGCGGTGCCCGCGGCGTAGGCCGCCGAGGTGCCGGGGTAGTACGAGGCCACACGTGCCGCCGGTGTCGTGCCACCGGAAGCCAGGGCGGTCGCACCTGCGGCACCGCCAAGGGTGTCGGCGCTGGCGGTCGGGTCGCCCAGCTCGAGCGCGCTGCTGCGGCGCCGGCGCTTCGAGTCGGCCAGCTTGGCGTTGGCAGCCACCTGCGCCATCGTCTCGGCCTCTGCCTTCTCGCGAGCGTCAGCCGCGATTGCCGCGTTGGCAGCGTCCTGCTGCGCGTGAATGCCCTTGCGCTGTTGGTCGGCGCTGTACGCGGCCGTGCCAACGCCCACGGCGGCAATCGTCAGCGAAATCGGATCGCACATGCTCAGCCCCGGCGCGCGTAGTAGCCGTCGGCGCAGAGGTAGCTCGTGATCGGCTCGGGCAGGCGCTTGTCGTCGATGGCCTGCTGCACCTGGGCCACCGTCATGCCGGCGGTGGCGCTGGCGGCCAGCTTCTCCTTGCCGTGCGGCGTCTCGGGCTCGTACACCACCTGCGGCAGCTTCGGGTCGGCCGCGGCGGCGGCGCGCAGCCGCTCGTTCTCCTCGGCCTGGGCCGCCAGCTGGGCCTCGAGCTCGGCGATCCGCGCGTCGGGATCGGCAGCAGCTTCGGTCGAGGTGGTCAACGCGGCCTGCTCCTGCGTCGCGGTGGTGCTGTCGTCGGCGGAACCGGCGGTGTCCGGTGCGGGTGCTCCCGGCGTCTGGACGGGCTGCGAGGCGGATCGACCCATGGCTTTCGCTCCTTTGCGGGTGGGTGGTGGGGATGAACCGGCGGTGTCCGGTGCGGGGGAATGGTCAGCGAGGCCTGCGGGCGGTTTCCAGCCCGGGACCTACCTCGCGTGTGCCGACAGCGGGCGGCGATCGACAGGCGCGAAGATCCGGGCCTTCCCGGTGAGACGAACCCAGCGGTCGAGCAGGCGCTCGCCGTCGCCGTGCTTGGGCTCGCTGCCGTCCATCCAGCCGCGCAGCGTGCCGCGCGCAACGCCGAGCGCGGACGCCAGGCGCTCCTGCGAGCACGGGACGCGCACGTCGGGATTGCCAGGGTCGGGCTCGCCCAGCATGTAGGCGATGTCGCCCAGCAGCCTGGGCCAGTCGATACGCGGTGCCGTCATCAGGTCATGGTCCTCTGCCCGAAGTGCGCCAGCAGCAGAGCGTCGGCGCGGTTGTGGTCCTTCTTCCGCTTCAGGTGCGACTCGGCCAGCGGGTACAGCGCCCGGGCCTTCTCGATGCCGTCGGCCTTCTCGCTGCCGATCAGCCCGTACCAGCGCTTCCACGTCGCAGGCTGCACCGCACGCACGTCGAGGCGCGCCAGCTCGAGCACCGTCTCGACCACGCCGCGCGAGTGCATCAGCGAGCCCTGCGACTGCGGTGAGTTGGCACGGCCGGGCATCGTGTGCACGTCCTCGATGAGCGCCAGCGCCACCTCGCCAGGCGGGACGAACTGGCGGACCAGCTCCATCAGCCAGCGCGCGTCGATGCGCCTGCGCACCATGCGCTTGCCCGGGATCTCGAGCGTCGGCAGGTCCGCCACGCTGCAGGTGCCGCGAGCGTCCACCGCGGCCAGGGCGCCGGTGACGCCGATGTCGATGCCAAGGACGATCACGACGCGCACCTCACGACGCCCCAGGCGACCAAGCCCCAAAACACGGCCAGCACCAGCAGCACCCAGCGCATCGCGCTCGGATCGCGTGGCACGTTGGCCGGGCAGCGCCGGCCCTGCAGGCAGTGGCCCGAGCACGGCGGGCACGACTCGACGAAGGCGCGGTGCGCCTCCCGCTCATTGCGCGGATGCATGGCTCTCCTCCCAGGCCCCGACGGGGCGATGAATCACGACGGGGTGTT